CTATGGTAGTTAGAACCAGCTTAGTTATATCTATCTTATCAATGACTAACTTAGGCTCCTCAATATCCTCCTCGTTCCATACTGATACATAGATAGAGTTATCTAAGCCTCGCCTAAACCACTCCACAGCCTCACTTGCGCTCGCTCCTCCCCACGCAGTATCACCCTTGCGATCTGCCACCTCATAGAAGTTAGTTAGCTTCATACTTGTTCCCCTTCTAGTATTTCCACGCTGATAACCTCGTGTGCTTCATTGTTAATGGATAGTGTATGAAGATACTCCAGCGTTTCATTTATCGCATAATCCTCCACTTCATTATCAGCTATCTCTATCCCCATTTCACGCGCTTGATCTATGTCTATCGTCAATTCTATGCTAGTTCTTAGCTTCATTACCGTTGCCCTCCTTGTAGTTGATTAAGTTGATTTGATTTAAGGCATTAACCATACGAATTAGGTTAGCACCTGCCTCCTTGCTATCTCCCTCTCCCACCTGCTTGATAAAGAGATCTCGGCATAGGTCAGCCTTAGCTTGATAGTATTCTTTATTCACTTGCTTCCCCTTTCACGCAGTTATCGCAACCAGCACAGGTATCACAGTATCCTGCCCCGTCATCTCCGTTAATCTGCTTATCCAGCAACCACTCTTTCATCTTAGCCATTACTCTCCTCCTGCTCTCTCTTTATGTCGTTGATAGTTTTCTCAGGTGTTAGCTCTTGCTGGTATTTAGTATGGCATTTATTACAGATAGCGTGGTCAGCAGACCACCACTCATCAACACTATCCCAGCAGTTATCGCAAGTGATGTTATCTCCGTAGCCTTTTACAAACTCGTAGTCAGACATTAGCTTCCTCTCTAGGGCAGTCATCTGCTAGTTGCCCTTCTCCGTCAGTATCCTCGCAGATACACCAACCAAACCTCTCCACCTGTGTAGCGTGGGTTAGTTCTGCTAGTTCTCCCCAGCTAATTGAGTCCTCAGTCATTATGCCAGCCCTCTCTCTTTGCTCTCTCTAAGTCTTGCTCACAATAGGTAGTTCCCTTGTAGCGATAGACATTACCTTCACTGCTATCAGCCCAGCACACCTCACACGAGGCGAGGTTAGGTTTATACGGGCTAGGGTTTATCGGTCTAGGCATTTACTTCCTCCCTCTTGCTATTGATTTCCTTAGAGATAACCTCGTATGAATCAGAGCAAGGAATTAGAGAATCAAAATCTCTAGCAACCTCCGCAAAGACCTCCTCCGAGATCTCAAAGTGTTCTGCTAAGTAATACTGATAGATAATCGGGGCTTCTAAATCCTCTCCCTTCAAGTGTTCTATCAGCTCTCCTATTGTTGTATAACTAGACATAGATACTCGCCTCCTTCTGACTTACTTGGTAATAATCGTTAGTGTTGCCGTCAAAGATTACCTTGCTCTCCTCTGCTGGATAAGTAAATACGGGGAACTCAAACTCGTTGAGCGTTCTTTCTATATCGTCTGTGTCTATGATGTAATGGAACTTCATAGAGATACTGTATTTAGGCATTTTCTTACTCTCTCTCTTTCATAATTGGAGGCTAGTTCCTCCCCTCCCCACTAGAGTAGGTTAATCTAGCAGGAAAGGCAAGCACCAACGCTAGTTTCTTTCCTTATAGCAGGGTAGGCAGACTTGGTAATCAACCTCCTCCCCTCCCGCTTGCTCTCCCACATAGCTAGTCTTGCTTGGATCATTACACCAAGCACAAAGACCTTCTCTCTCTCCCCATACCTTCTCCATTACTTGCCCTCTCTCTCGCATTTAGGCGAGCAAGCCTCGCCCTTCATAGCCTCGCAGTAGTCGCACTCTTGCGTTAGTTCCTGTAAGTATTTCATCTCTTGCCCTCTCTCTTATCGCTTATCTTGCTTATGATTACTAGCCCTAGATAGATTACTAGAGCATAGATTATGACTTGAACTGCTCCGTCTTGCCAGCGAAAGCTAAGCTCAAAGATTTCTCTCACGCTCTCTCTCCCCCTCTCGCCTTGATAGCCCACGCTGGAGGGTTAGCCTTCAACCTCTCCAGCTCTTGCTTATGCTCCTCGCATAAGGTTAGAAGGTCTGCCTCTAACTTACACTCACACTCTCTCACTCGCTCGCCCTCTCTCTTATCTCTAATCGGTTATGTGTTAGGCAATACCAGCTCTCCTCATCGTAGGGAGCTCTCTCGCATTGGATCTTACTCTCTCTCACTTGCTCTCCTTCTCCATACTTGCCAAGATACGGCGAGCCGAGGCGAGCTGGTCTATCCTGCCTTGATAATAGGCGCGACCTGCCTCTCCTTGAGCGTTAGCCAAGCGGTCTAATACCCACTCAGCCTCACTTATCAACTTATCATCTAGGGTCATTGGCTCATCATCTCCAAGCTGAACATCGCGTAGGTGTAGAGAGGTGATTCCTTCTCTATTTCAAGTGTTGCCGTATCAAACCAGTCAGAGAAGCGGTAGAGCACTTTATCTACCTCTCCTCCCGTTAGGTGTATTTCAATGTAATCGGCAGGGCCTCCCCAGCTTAGGCAGATTTCCACGATTTCCCGCCTCTGGATAGATAGAGCAGGGTCATCATTTCCATAATCGCTATCGGGATTATCTAGCAGAGCTTTAATCTGCTCCTCCCTGCTCTTAAGTTGCTCATCAATGCGCTGAGCGCAAGTTTGCTTATCGGTGTTCATAGTTGCTCTCTTTCATTAAGTGGAAGGCTTAGCCCTTCCCCACCCCTCAGAGCTAGGCTCTGAAGGATAGGCAAGCTCTAATCGTTGCGGTAATAGTCCAGAGCCCACTCGTAGAGAGCTCCCTCCTTGAGCTCTACGCTTTCCCTATCGTTGAAATACTGAACGCTGATTTCATTGAGGTCCAAGTCCTCTTGAACTCTCACGCCGTCATCATTAGGAAAGAATAGGGTGAGCAAGCGGAAGCGGTTAGGGCCAGCCTCAGCGAAGCCGATAGGGTTGCTATCGTCAAGCGCCTCGCGGTCAGTTATCGCCAATAGTTGCGCTTCGCGCAATTTCAAGCCCTCATCTAGGTCCAATACGGGCTTACACAATTCACAATAGCTCTCGGATAGAGGTATTGAGCTCCTACACTCATTACACATAGCTGGCATTACTTGGCCTCTCTAGTAAATACACCGCCGAGATGACGGCGCTTCAATTCAACGCTCCAGCAATTACCGCAGAGCGCAACATTGTAATTAGATACATTTCCCTCATTAAATACATCAAAAGACTTTCCGCACTCATCGCAATTCTTAAACATAATTACCTTTCTAGGTCTAGCTACTTGCTAGGCCATAGGAGCAGAATAGAGGAGGCTAGTCTATCTCGCAAGTAGGCAGAGAATAAATCTTTCCAGAGTGTCGGAGGGTCTAGAGCTCTAACCTCTATTCGGATCTAATACCTCCAGAGAAGGGCGAGGGCTGAGAGCTCCAGAGCTGAGGGCAAGGCAAGGGCTAAGAGCTGGAAGGCTGGAAGGGTTGAGGGCTGGAAGGGATAGGGGCGAGAGCTAGGGCAAGGGGCGAGAGAGTAAGGCAGAGCGCGGGGATAGATAGCGGGTCAGCTCTAGCAGTTTATTAAGTAAGGCTCAGAGAATTATTAGGGAGAGAGGGGGGCGATAGGGTGCCAGAGTGTTAATAGCCCCACAGAGGCCACCTACCTACCGCTCATCTCTAAACCTTGCCAATAGGGGTCTATTCTCTAGGCATAAGGGGCGACCCCAGATGATTAAACTGGGGGCGTGGTGGCCTATAGTCCCTCACAAAGTTTTTTTCCTAAAGTGAACCTTGATCACCACTGTCCTACTTTGTCCGTATTTATCTGTGATGTCTGTCACAAATAAAAGATTTATTTGCAGAAAGCGGGAAATGGGTATTTTTTCCCGCCTAATACAGTATAGGAGCAGTTAGCGGAACGGTTGTAGCTAACTGCGGGCTACGCTCACGCTACGCCCCTCTAAGGGCTGTAGCGGACTTACCCCTCACTTCGCTTGAGGCTCGCTCGGGCGCCAAGCCCGATAGCGAGGCGCAAGGCGCCTCATTTAGTTGGGTGCAATCTACCAAAATTTAGGAGCCTGATATGCCAGCCAAAAAACCAAAAGAAAAAACTACCGCAGCTTTGAAAAAGTCTGGTGCTGAAAAGTTAGCAAAGGCTGGAAAAACAACATCAACGGCTCATATAGATTATGGTGTAAGGCACGGAAAAATTACAAAACAAGAAGCTGCTGCACTTGATCCAAAAAACTTTAAGTATCTACTAGCTGACCCAAAAATAGTTTCTAGCACAACCATAGACCTAAAAACGGGTAAAGTTACAAAAGTTCGTGGTGGCGGAGTTGGCGGTATGTTTGGAGTCAAAAACCGATAAGGAGCCTGCTATTTCTAATAACACTGCTGATATAGCAAAGCGGGTAATCCTTAATGCTGTAGCAGAGGGTATGACTATAGAGACGGCTTGCGGTGAAGCTGGTAAGTCTATGAAGACTTATGAATACTACCGTAGATCCGATAAGGTCTTCGCAGATAAAGTTGATAGAACCCGTCTAGGGTTAAGGTCTAAGAACTTTGCAGCTACCGATGTCCACGACCTCGGCTTCGCCGAGTTCCGCCAGAAGTTCCTCCATCAGACCACCTTCCCCCACCAGCAGAACCTAGCAGATGTTATAGAGGGTAGAGACCCTTCTTGGCACCATCCCGCTATGAAGTTTGAAAAGGGTATTGCAGATAACCGTATCCTTATCAACATCCCGCCAAACCACGCCAAGTCAATTACGATTACCGTAGATTATGTAACTTGGAAGATAGTCCAGAATCCTAACTTTAGAGTCCTGATAGTATCTCAGACTCAGCAGCTTGCAGCAGACTTCCTATATGCCATCAAGCAAAGACTTACCCATCCGATGTATGAGACCCTGCAGCAGGCTTACGCCGCTGGTGTCGGCTTTAACTCTAAGTCTGCTACCTGGACTACAACTAGAGTCACCTTCGGTGATGAACTCAGAGAATCATCTGAGAAGGACCCAAACCTAGAAGCTGTAGGTATTGGCGGTCAGATTTACGGTAAGCGTGCCGATATGATTATTGTTGATGACGCTGTTACCTTGAAGAATGCAAATGAATTTGAAAAGCAGATTAGATGGCTTACCCAAGATGTTAGATCCCGTCTTAACCCTACTGGTAAGTTAATTGTTATCGGAACCCGCGTTGCCTCTGTAGACTTATACAAAGAACTACGCTCTCCTGATAGATACCCTGGTGGTCTGGTCCCTTGGACATATCTGGCTATGCCAGCTTTACTTGAAACCAATGAGGACCCCACCAAGTGGGTAACGCTCTGGCCTTACTCAGACCAACCCTTTGATGGGCAGAAAGACTCTGATAAGACAGATGATGGTCTATATCCCCGCTGGAACGGTAAGCATCTCTATGCAGAACGTCAAGCTATGGATGCACAGACTTGGGCTTTAGTTTATCAGCAGCAAGATGTTTCAGATGATGCCACCTTTGACCCTGTTTGTGTAAAGGGCTCTATTGATGGTATGAGAAGGTCAGGTCGTCTCCAGATGGGAGCACCAGGTCATCCTAAAGATTTAACTGGTTTTTCTTTTGTATGTGGGTTAGACCCTGCAATGGTTGGCGATACCGCCGCTATCTGCTACGGCGTAGATCGTGTTACTCATAAGCGCTACATCGTAGATGCTATCAAGATTACTAGACCAACACCTGCTCAGATTAGACAGTTGATTATTGATTGGACTAACGTCTATGCTCCTGCTGAATGGGTGGTAGAGCGTAACGCTTTCCAGTCCTTCCTAACTCAGGATGAAGGTATCCGTCAGTTCCTTGCATCTAAGGGAACAGTACTTAGAGAACATCATACTGGTAATAACAAATGGGATGCAGGCTTTGGTGTAGCTTCTATGTCTACCCTCTTTGGAACTAAGCAGCAAGATGGTAAGCACCACAGAGATAACATTATTCATCTCCCATCAGATCAAACCGAGAACATTAAGGCTTTAATAGAGCAACTTATTACTTGGTCACCTACCACTAAGGGTAAGACCGATATGGTGATGGCTTTATGGTTCTGTGAGATTAAAGCCAGAGAATGGCTTAATAACGGAATACATACTACCCACCATCTAAAAAATCCATTTTTGTCTCGCTATGAACGAGGCAAGCGTATGGTAGTAAACATAGACGAACTACTAGCCGAACAACAACGTCAATTCATCTAGGGAGACATAATGCCAAACCATTACGGCACTAAGAAGAAGATTCCTTCTAAGAATAAAAAAGGTTCTGTCCCACCAGATTACGATGTGATTCTACCTGGTATGGGATACACCAAGCCTACTGCTACTAAGCAGCCTACAAAGATTAAGCCGAAGGCTAGACCAACAGCAAAGCCTAATAAACCAATCATTAAGAAGCCACTTCCATTGCCAAGGTCAAAAGCACCAGCAAGGCCAAGTCGCATAAAGCCAAAGAAAGGCCCTAGATAATGGCAGCAAGTAAAGCAAAAAAAGGACGTTCTACCTCCTCTATACTAAAAAAATATGAATCTATTTCAAAAGGTAAAGCTGTCCAATGGACAGTTACATCTTCTGGTGGAGAAAAAACTCAAGTTCTAGTAAAGAAAACTGGAAACTTATCCGTAGATTTAGCTACAGCTCAAGGTAAAGCTCGTAATCCAGGTAAAGTAACTAACTTAAAAATTGTAACAAAACCAAAAGGTAAGCCTTTAGTCCAGAAAGCTACAACTGCTCGTGGCGGCGGTATGCGCGGTGGCGCAGGTATCGGCGGTATGTTCGGCGTAAAAAATAGATAAGGACAAATAATGCCAGCCAAAAAGAAACTTACTAATAACAAACTTAAACCTACTGTGTATAAGGTATCTACTTTAAGTTCAACTTCTAAGCCTGCTAAGAAGAAGCCTGCCACCAAACCTGCTAAAAAAAACACTTTAATAAACAGAATAAAAGAAGATTGGTCTAAGCCAATAGGTGGCTACAATCCTGATAAGGGAACTTGGTTCCCACCAGCAGATGATAAATACCCACACGGTTCATTAACTGGTAGAGGTCAAAACAAAAAGAAAAAGAAGAAGTAAGGACAAATGCTTACAACCAAAGAGGTTATTGCTAAGGTAGCACGGCTACAGACTAAGTACTCAGCGCGTGATCAACGTATGCGCGATGTGCTATCCGTGCGTCAAGGAGATATCAGCAAGGTCTATCCTGCTATGTTCTCTGAGGAATACCCAAAGCCTCTGGTTGCTAACTTTGTAGATGTAGCCGCTCGTGACCTCGCTGAGGTTATGGCACCACTACCATCCTTTAACTGCGCTGCTACCAATATGGTTTCAGATAGCGCTCGTAAGGCTGCTGATACTAGAACTCGTATTGCTAACTACTTTGTATCAGGTTCTGAACTCCAAATTCAGATGTATCAAGGTGCTGACTGGTTTAATACCTATGGAATGCTACCAGCAATGGTAGAGATGGATTACGAAACTAATAATCCACGCATCCGCTTGCTAAATCCTTTCGGTGTATATCCAGAAATGGACCGCTTTGGTCGCTGTATCTCAATTACTCAGGTAGTAAATACTGATGCAGAATCTCTAGCAATGCAGTATCCAGAGTTCTACAATCAAATCATTACTAACAAGAGTTATATCAGTAGCTCTCCTTACATCACAATGATTCGCTACCACGATAAGGACCAAGATTTAATCTATGTTCCAGATCGTAACAACTTAATTTTATCTAACTTACCTAATGCCATTGGTAAATGCTTAGCCCGCGTTGCTGTTCGTTCATCCCTAGACGGAGAAGCACGCGGTCAGTTTGATGATGTACTAGCAGTACAACTCGCTAGAGCTCGCTTTGCAGTTCTGCAGATTCAAGCAGCAGAGAAATCTATCCAAGCACCTATTGCTATTCCGCAAGATGTGCAAGAACTAGCACTTGGTCCTGACGCTATTATGCGTTCTGCTAATCCGCAAGGTATTCGCCGTGTCCCACTAGAACTTCCGCCAGGGGTCTTCACAGAATCTGGCGTTCTAGAGCGAGAACTACGTCTAGGTTCTCGTTATCCAGAAGTTCGTAGCGGTAACGTTGATGCTTCAATCATTACAGGTCGCGGAGTTCAAGCGCTACAAGCTGGCTTTGATACTCAGGTTCGTGCAGCACAAGCACAGTTTGCAAGACTCTTTACCGAATTGGTATCTCTCTGCTTTGAGGTAGATGAGAAAATCTTTGGTTCTATGACCAAGGAAATCAAAGGTGTAGATGACGGTACTCCGTTTAATATGAAGTATGTGCCATCTCGTCAGATTGCTGGTGAGTATGGTGTAGATGTTCGTTACGGCATTATGTCTGGTATGAATCCAAACAATGCCATCATTGCCTTACTACAGATGCGAAGCGACAAACTCGTATCAAGAGATTATGTACGCAGAGAAATCCCTATGGAGTTGAATGTCACTCAAGAAGAGCAGCGTGTGGATATTGAAGAGATGCGTGATTCTTTGCGCGTTGCTGTTGCTCAGTATGCTCAGACCATTCCAGCACTTGCAGCCCAAGGTCAAGATCCTTCTCAGATTGTTTCAAGAATCGCCGAGGTTATTAAGGGTCGCCAAAAAGGTAAACAACTTGAGACGATAATTGAAGAAGTATTCGCCCCAGAACCAGCACCAGAAGTTCCAATGGGCGAAGAAGTTCCAGCAGCAGGTATGGCCCCCGTTCCTGCCTCGCAGCCAACTCCAGAACAAATGGGTGCGGCCCCTGCTGCTGGCTCTCGTCCAGATATAGCGTCATTACTCGCATCTATTGCAGGGTAAGGGAGGTGTGAAATGAAAAAAGGTGGTCGTGCAAAGGCTCCAATGGCTAAGCCAACTGAAGGCAAGAAGGATATGAAGAAGCCAGGTGGCAAGGTTGAATTTGGATATGCTGGCAAAGCTCGTAAAGGCAAGAAGGCTTAGTGTTACTCGTTGAGAGGATAGAGCGTGGAAGATAACAAAGATTATGTACCACGCTCTGTCACTCTCGCAGATTTCTTAGTAGTTGTATCAGGTTTCTTTGTGAATATAGTGCGAGCTGTAGAGATGCTTGCATCAGAACTTTTAGATTTAGCAGTGTATCACGCAAATAGAACAACAAAAGTTTCCAGAGTATGGGAACAGTTCACATCAGATTTAGAGAAGATGGAGGATCCAAATGGCTAGAGGGCCTATGGCAGGTGTATCAGGACCTGGTAAATTCTCCAAGAGAACAGATGGTTTATCATTTCAATCAACAGAGTATGGTTCAGGTGTTGAGAACGCCGCTAATAAAGCAGGCGCTCCACTAGCCAAGACTGCCGATGTACGTCCAACATCTCGTAGCGAGATGGGTATGGCTCCAAGTCAGATTACTCCATTGTATGCTCCATCAGAGCGACCAGGTGAACCTATTACTTCAGGTATTGCAATGGGTGAAGGTCCAGGACCAGAAGTTCTTGGTATTAACGCTCCAAATATTGATACCGATAGTGACTTACAGAGACTTGTATCTTATTTACCAGCATTTGAAGTAATGGCTCAGTCTCCTAATTCAACTCAAGCATTCCGTAATTATGTAAGGATACTTAGGGCTAACCTTCTATGAGCGAACGCGCAATAGCTCAAAGCATCTACAATGAATTGCAGAAAAAATATAATCCTTCTGCCTTTGACACAATGGGTGCTTTTAATCAACTTTACAATAATAGTAATAAACCAAACTCTTTAGCTGTGCCTATGGATGTTGCAAAGGCTTTAGATCCTACAGGCCGTCAAGAGTTTATTGATGCTTATCGCCGTCAACAGGCTTATCGCGCTGAAGAAGCTAAGCCACCTGGATTTTGGGGTAAATTATTTATCAAATTAGAAAAGGCTTACAACCTTGCAGCCCAAGGAGTTTCTTTTGGCTTACTTGTTGGTGAGGAAAGTAATCCACTTTACGAAGGCAAAGGATTAGATACAAACAAAATCCGTCAATCTTGGGAGGCTGCCCGCACGGTATCTCCTGGTCGTGCTCTTGTAAGGACTCTTGTTGGTCAACCACTTGATTTAGTAGAAGATGCTTTTAATGCAGCAACTCTAGGTAAGAGTCGCAATAAAGCAGAGAAGTTTATTAAAGACCACCTACTTTTTGCTGCTAATGATTTTGATATCTATCAAAAAGAACAAGCAGAAGAAGCATTCCGTGAACAAACATTTGGTCGTTGGTCATCATTTACTACTGATGTTATTGCTCGCTTTGTTATTGATCCATTTATTATTGGTGGAAAAGTTGCTAAGACAGTAAAAGCCTTTGGTTATGCAACCGAAGGTGTCGGATATGTAAAGAGTGCCCTTGCTGGCGAAACAACAACTCGTAAAGCAAAAAAGGTAAAAGCCAACTTTGAGAAATTTGTTGAAGATACCGATGGTTTAGGCACAGCAGATTTATTCCGCATCAAGGCAATTCGTGAATCTGCTAATCCTGCAACTCTTGCAGATGTGCTTGCTCAAGCAAACAAGATTGATGACGTAGCAACTAGGCATAAAGCAAAAGCAGATATTATTTTATGGGCTCAGGGTGACGCTCAAGCGGCTGGAAACCTTATTGCTCGCCACGAAGATATCGCAGCACGTATTGCAAATCTTGAAGACGAAATTACTGCAGCTAAGTATTTAGGTTCATCAACCGATAAAGTAACAGGTCAATTAACTATGGACCTTGTTAATCAGGGTGATAACTTAGAGAAAAACCAGATACTTCTAAAGACCTTACAAACAGAACTTGATGATACATATAAAACTTTAGATCTTGCTGGCTCTTTAAGCCCTAATGCTGTGCCACGTTTTGGCGTTACAACTAAAGCACGCCAGTTCTTAACATTCTCAGATGATACGGCTGTTGGTAAAAAGTTTACAGACCTTCGTAATGGCGCAGCAGGTCCAGTAGTTCGTTTCCTGCAAGGCTTTGCATATAAACGCCCTCGCGGTTGGATTGACTTTACCGATAATCAATCTGTTCAGACTCTTGATAATATGCTCAACAGAGTCCGTGATTTTTCAACACAGCAAAAAAGACTTTACGTTGAAAAGGTAGATAACTTAAAGGCTAGACTAGAAGTTGCAAAGACCCCAGAAGAAGCTAAAGTTATCAAGCAAGAAATAGATAAACTTGAAGCAGATGTAAAACAGGCAGAGTTCTCGCCTGAAAAACGCAACGAATTATTTGATAAGTATACATCTGCTGCAGATGCTGATGCTAGAGCTGCTGCTTATATTGAGATAGAAGAAGAAATATTTAGCACAGTTGCTCGTCAGTTTGGCTTTACAAATGAGCAAGATGTCCTTGCTGCTTGGCGTAAATACTCCACAGCCCGTAATAGCGCACGTAATCTAATCCGTGAGCGTGCTTATACTGGCGCTGGAACAAAGACTCCTGAAGGTCAATTCATTCCAGCAGGCTCTAAAGTAACTCCGATTGAAGGCGGAGAAGGTATTCTTAACGTAGTTGCTTTACCTTTGAACGAAACACAGCTACTTAGACAACTTCCTACCCTTGATATTGACCAAATGTATAACTCTTTGATGAGATATACAAGAGCGCAGCGTGGCAAACCATACGAAATGGGTGCTATTGCTCAAAGTAAGTTGATGAATATTGGAGATGGGCTTGACTCATTGCTTAAATTTGAGGTTTTAGCTCGCCTTGGATATCCAATTCGTAACGTAACTGAAGGTTATATGCGAATTATGTCAACCGTTGGACCTATGGCTATTATGAATCGCGTTGCTTATGGCCTTGGAGCTGCAGGAAAAAATATAATTAACTCTAAATTCAAAAATGCTTCAACAGAAGACGTATTCAAATGGAGCAATAACGTAAAATTAGAGACAAAGAAGCAAGAACTTGAAGCTCTTATGGATGTTGCCGATGATCCAGAACTTATTGCTAGACAAATTGCAGAAATTGATGCAATGCTTGCTGGAAAAGTACCAGTAATTGACAAATTTGGTATGGGTCTAAACGAGATTCGTATTGGCAATAAGGTAATTACTGTTGAAGATGCTTTAGGTGCTACCCCACAACAGGCTGCATTCATCCGTGATAGGTTTATTACCAATGCTTCGCAGATTGTTGATGACCATTTCACTGAGGCTAACAAGGCTTTCCGTAATTCTTTTGAAACTACAGGCGACTGGGTTATTGTTAACGGAAATGATGAAGGTTGGGAACAGGCTTACATCCGTGTAGTGAATCGTCAAATTCGCGGTTCCAAACTTACTCGTATTCTGTTACAAGATAAACCCCGCGAGGCTCTTGTTGCGGAAGCTAGAACATTCCTTTTGAAGAACCCAGAAGGTCGCAGGATTCTACGTAACCTTGCTTTAGGCCGTGAAGTAGATGACATTATTCAGGCAAACTTAGAAAATATTGATAATGTTTTTCCTGCATTTGCTGCTGGATTACGCCGTGTATCAGCAGACCGTGCAATAAATGCCGATGATATTAAGTTATTTTTTGCTAATGCAGTAGATCGTCCTAGTATAAATGCAGCACAGATATCTAATGCTAATGGCACATCAAGTATGGCTAAGAGCTGGTCTAGGTTTCAAGAAGGTTTCTATAACCTTGTGGGTGAGGCTCCTGAAAGAGCGTTAGTTCGTAATCCACTATTCGTAGACTTATACCGCAAGCGCCTAGAAGCCCTTGTTCGTAACGCCATTGACACATATCCTGGTGATGAAATTCCAGCATTGTATCTACGTAAACTTGAATCTAACTCCCGTCAATGGGCAAGAGCACAGATGCGCCGTACTCTTTATGATACATCAGAGCGTGTTGAAGCAGCATCTACTATGCGTTATATCTTCCCATTCTTTGGTGCATTTGCAGATGTTATAGAAAAATGGGGCAAGATTGTTGTTGACGACCCATCTGTGATAAGAAAACTACAAACAATTTATGAATCACCAGATCGTATGGGTATGGTTGAAGAACGCGATGGAATTAAATACATTAACATTCCTGGCGAATGGGCTAGTCGTTTAGGTCTCGGTGACCGTCCTCGTGCTATTCCAAAACCATCATTAAACCTAATTTTCCAAGGTGGTGCTTGGTGGAATCCAGGCGCTGGATGGTTTGTTCAGGCCCCGTTATCGGCTATAGTAAAAAGAAATCCTAAGTTAGAAAAAAGTTTCTTAACTAAAGAAGTTCTTCCGTATGGGCCACAAGGCACAGGATGGACAGATTTTCTTGTTCAATCTGCTGCAGCCCGTAAAGCATTACAGCTATTTGACGAAGAAGACCCACAGCGTCAGAACCTGACAGTTCTTATCGCTGCTGAAGAGAATGCTAAATATGATGCAGGTTTGCGTGATACAGTTCCTACTGCAAAAGAAATCAATAATAAAGTTCGTAAGATATTAGCCCTTGATGTAGCATCTCGTTTAACACTGCCTTTTGCTACCAATACCCGTAGTCCTTACCAAGTATTTATTGATGAATACCATAGATTGCGTGAAGAAGACCCACTTACAGCAACTGAAAAATTCTATCAAATGTATGGCGATGACTACTATTATTTTACTACCTCATTATCAAAGAATAATACTGGCGTTGGTGCAACTATTGAGGCAGATGAAAGAGCAGAGAAATATAAAGATTTAATTTCAAAAAATCCAGAGTTCGGTTGGTTTATTGTAGGTGATGCCAATGCTGGAGAATTTTCACCTGCTGTATACAGGAAGCAACGCGAATTAGCTGTTGCCCCAGGCAGCACTACTAAATTCCGTGAGTCTCAAGATGCTTACGAGGCTATCAGAGATACCAAAGTTGAAAAAGGTTGGATTACTTACAACAAAGGTATTGATAAAATAGAAGCAGTTCGTATCTCTCGCGGTCTAAAAAGCCTAGAGTCTGCAGGCGCTGAAGATTTGAAACTTCTAAAGCAACAATTCATTGCAGATCTTGAAACAGAGAATAGAGATTGGGCAGACGCTAGAGGTAAAATTGATATTAACAAAGTCAATACTTTCTTGCGATATGCAAAAGATATTACTAATGATTCTCGTCTAAAAGAACGTTCAGACATCAAGACTATGGCTGAATATCTGGCTGGAAGAGAAAGAGTTAGACAGGTTCTTGCAACCCGTGAAAGCCAATCTCTAGATAACGCAAATAATGCTGACATCAAAGCAGTATGGGATGAATTTATTGGAGAACTTATTGATAAAGATGTCACTTTCAATAGAATTTATACACGTATTCTTGAAAGAGATGATTTAAGGAAAGGCTTCTAATGAGTGCTTATGATAGATTAACTTCGGGTTTAGCTGGCGAAACAGGTTACGCTACCGCTTATACAGGTCAAGTATATCTTGGTTCTCAAAAGGTTCCTGGTTACACAACTCAAAGTCGTACAGGTGGAACATATACTGTTAAGGCATCAACTAAAGACCTTACAGAGACTACGGCTCAGGCCCAAGCCCGCTACCTAACAGATGCTCAACTACGCGAAAAGTGGAATACAGCTTTGCGTAAAAATGGATTTGGCACAGACCCTATTCAAGCTCGTGCCTTATGGGACATATCTGTAGCTGGCGCTTCTGACTGGTATGCCACATCTAACGGTCAGCAAAAAATTACTCCAGAGCAATATCTTGGTTGGTATTCAAGTGGTAAGAAGAAGAAGGGTCCAGCCCTTCCTTCTCGTCAGGTATATCAAGTAACTGAAGATGAGATTGATGCAGATATTGATGAAATCTTACAAAGAAGAGCAGGGCGTACTTTACAAGATACCGACAGAAGCGAAGATTGGTATAACGATTTAGTAAGCGGTATCAATAAACTTTATAGTAAGGGTATTGTAACCACTGTTGAAAAAGTCAAAAACCCTAAAACTGGTAAAATGGAAACTGTTACCACTCAAACTCCTGAGTTTTCTAAAGAAGAAATTACTAAAAGAATTACTTCTGCAGTTGAAGAAGCAGATCCATTATCAGTTCAACGCAAGCAAGACCTTGACTTTGCTAACTGGGCATTTGGTAAGATGGGTGGTGGACGCTAGTGGCTGAAATAGACGAGAGAACGCAAGCAGCCGCTAAAGCTGCAGCCGCTAAAACAGCAGAAGGTATGCCAAAGATAGACCCAAAGACTGGAATCTTTGAAGGTATGTTTACTGGAAAGTATGGCGTATTTGAAGCGCTACAATTCCATCCAATCTATGGAGCAGAGTTACGTGAGATAAAAGCAGCGCTTGCTGCAGGTAATCAAGCTCTTGCTGACACCCTTTGGAATAAATCTAAGTGGGGTCGTCTAGATACAGATGCACAAAATCGCATCTTGATGGAGTTTGAAAACGATACTCTTTACAAAGAAAAATTAAAATCTTGGCTTGTAAATATCAAACGCCAACTTGCACAACGTGGATTAAAAGCAGATGATGCAACCCTTGAGAAGTATTACAAAGATGGTATTGATGATGAAACTATCTTTGACGAACTTGCTGGCGGTATATCTGCTAAAGGTGCAGCAGGTGAAATAGGCGATGCTCTATCTAGTCTACGTGGCGTTGCCCGTGCTAATGGTTTCAACTTAGAAAAAGACTTTGGCTTGCAGTTAGATGGCTGGTTACAGCGTATATCTAAAGGTGAATCTCTTGATGATTTCTCCCGCATTATTAGACAGCAAGCTAAGTTAGGTCTACCTGAAAAGGTAGGAGCCTTGCTTGATGAAGGTCTAGACCTAGATAATATCTATGCTCCATATAGAACTCGTATGGCTAATCTGTTAGAGCTAACTCCAGATGCTATTAGCCTAGATGATCCGCTATTGCGTAGCGCTTATGGACAAGACAAAGAAATGTCTTTATATGATTTCCAACGTGCAGTCCGTAAAGACCCACGCTGGCAGTATACCGATAATGCTAGAGAAGAAGTATCTAGCGTAGCTCTTAATGTACTTCGTGACTTCGGATTCCAGGGGTAATAATGGCTGAAATAGACGCATTCAAACTTTCTGAACTTAAAAAGTCCGAACGAGAGATTATTGCTGCTAACGCTGCCGCAGCAACTTTTGTTAAAAAAGACCCAGTTACTAATAAAGTAACTCAATATACACCAACAACTGAAGAGTATTATGAGTCTTTAGGTGGAATTGACCGTAAGACTGGCGCTTATGGCTATGCTGTTAAGGCAGCAGAAGAACAATTCCGCCCATATCTAACATACGAAGAGCAGGCTGCAGCAACAGAAGGCTTAACTGGCGTTGCTCGTGGGCAAGCAATCAACCTTGCTACTGCTAAAAAGGCTTATGATCTTGCTATATCACAAGGATTAAGTTCAGCAGATGCTTCTGCTAGATCAGGTTATGACCCAGCAACTAATTCATTAGTAAGTGTAAGTTCAGGTTCAGGAGATACTGGCGGTACTGGTTTTCGTGGTTCTGGTTCTACAACAAATCTTGCTGCTCAACAAGCAGCGCAAGCGGCAGCAGAAGAAAAGCGCCGTCAAGGACAGTCTGCCTACAATTTATTATTTGAACAATTTAACCAGTACGGACTTGGCGCTTTAGTAGCGCCATTGCAAGGATTTATTGTAGAAGGATTATCTCCAGCAGAGTTTACTTTGCGCCTAAGAGATACTGATGCCTATAAGAAGCGTTTTGCTGCTAATCAAGCTCGTATCCAAAGAGGTCTACGTGCTTTATCAGAAGCAGAATACGTTGGCCTTGAAGACCAGTATCAGAATGTAATGCGTAACTATGGTCTGCCAGCGTCTTATTACACTCGCGGAGATATGGGTCGTCAAGAAGGATTTGAAAAGTTTATTGGCGGAGATGTATCTGCTGCAGAACTTGAAGATAGAATTATTACTGCACAGAGTCGCGTTCTTAATGCTGCTCCACAGGTAGCCCAATCGCTACGTCAGTTCTACCCAGAGATTACTGGTGGAGATATTCTAGCCTACGCCTTAGATCCTGATAAGGCTCTAAATGAAATCAAGCGTAAAGTAGGAGCTGCTGAAATTGGAGCAGGTGCTGCGATAGCAGGACTAGCAACAGGTCTTTCCAGAGCAGAAGAACTACAGCGCTACGGAGTGACTGGTGAGCAAGCACGAGCTGGTTACCAGACAATCGGAGAGTTCCTGCCAAGAGCATCACAACTTGGAGATATTTACGCAAAACAAGGTCTTGGTCCATTTACTCAGACCACTGCTGAAGAAGAAGTTTTTGGCACTACAGGTGCTGTAGAAGCAGGTAAGAAACGTAGAAAACTTGCTCAACTTGAACAAGCGCAATTTGGTGGCACATCAGGTGCTGCACAAGGCGCACTAGCCCGCGAACGCGCAGGGCAATACTAAGCCTGCTAACAGAACGACTGGCCTGTTAGAGAGACACCAACACCAGGAGTAGAAGCCATACAGAAAGCCCCCGAATCTGTATGAGGTCTACGTAAACTAAAAACGAATGGGAGAAGGACCTATGTCCAACTACGACTACGAAGATGACGACTTTGATACACCATCTAATGATGGTAATGATCTCGTCAAACAGTTGCGAAAAGCAAACAAGCAAAAAGAGAAAGAACTAGCTGAATTAAAATCTCAGTTTGAATCTATCTCTAAATCCAACCGTGAACGAGCAATCAAAGATGCACTTGCTAGTCGCGGGGTAAACAGCAAAATCGCTGCATTTATCCCACAGGATATAGACCCAACTGAAGAGTCTGTATCTAAATGGCTGGAAGATTATGCCGATGTATTTGGCTATGAAACCCAGTCAAACCAGGCAACACCTAATGTAGATCCAAAGCAGGCTGCTGCATATCAGCGGATGACCAATGCTGTAGAACAGGGAGCAACTCCTGAGTTCCAAGCAGACATTCATCGTAAGTTGATGAATGCAAATAGCCGTGAAGAATTGGATGAAATTATTAGGTCGTCTGGTCTCTAAGACCGAACCTATCCGAAAGGCAAGATAAATGGCAATTCCTACAGGTACATTGACACAAATTTCGTCAATGCAAAACCTTGTACAGAGTGCGTACGATCAGTATGTTCGTATGGCTCTTCGCTCCATCCCAGTGATGCGTGCGTTGGCTGATGTTAAGCCAGTACAGCAAGCAATGCCAGGTTCGTCAGTTGTATTCTCCATTTACTCAGATCTCTCAACAGCGACTGGTACATTGACAGAAACTTCTGATGTTTCCTCTATTGCTCTTGGTAACCCATCACAGGTTACTGTAACACTTAATGAGTACGGCTCAGCCGTAACAACAACCAAGAAGTTGAACCTAACTTCTTTCAACGATGTTGATTCAGCTCTTGCTGACATCATTGCTTACAACGCTGCTGATTCTATTGATAGCGTTGTAGCATCCGTTCTTACTGGTTCCACTGGAACTAACGTAATCTACGGTGGAACAGCAACTGGTACCAACTCAATCACCTCTTCAGGTACCATCACTGCAGCCAACATCCGTAAGGCTGTTGTTCAACTCCGCAGCAACAAGGCAGTTCCTCGTATCGGAGAACTCTATGCTGCATACCTACACCCACGTCAGTCTGCTGACCTTCGTGCCGAATCAGGCACTGGTGGATTCCAGGAGCTAACCAAGTACGTTGATCGTACTCCGTTCGTTGCTGGAGCAGTCGGCGTTCTTGAAGGCGCATTCATTGTTGAAACGCCTCGCGTTCCATCTGCTGCAAATACACAATCACCAGCCGTCACTGTTTACTCAGCGATTGTTGCTGGTCGTGAAGCACTTGCTGAAGCAACCGTTCAGGATACATCAGTTGTAATTGGTCCAGAAATTGACGCTCTGCGCCGTTTCCGCACCATCGGCTGGTACTACTTCGGTGGTTTCGCACGTCTTCGTGAAGCATCTCTATATCGTATTGAGACTGCAACTTCTATCAACTAGTAGTTGATTGACTATCGGGCAGGGCCTAGAAATCCTGCCTGGTGGTGAGTTAATTCTGAAAGGAAGAAATGCCCTACACATTAACAACACCTTGGCGTTGGGAAACTTGGGGAGCTGATTACACTCAGTTCACTCCATACGCTCGCCTTGCTGGTAGGCCAATAACTGGTGGTTCAATAACAGGAACTATCAATCCATTCCTTACTGATATTCCTCGCGGTTATACATTCATAGTTAATG